TGACCATCACCCTGGCGGAGGGCGGAAGATACAAAATCATCGGTAAGGGTACGCTGGACGGCCCTGTGGAAATCACCGACACCCTGACTGTTCAGGGGAAAACGCAGATAAATTCCGACACGAGCGTGGCCGGAAATATCGGGGCGACACAGGAGATCTCGGACGGTACCGGAAAAATGAGCGGGATCCGCGAAACCTATAACCGGCATGACCACAAAGAAAATAGTGACGGTGGCGGAACCACAAATCCCCCCAATCAACAAATGTGACCTGCCGCGGCAGGTTTTTTTATGCCTGGAGAAAATGAATGGCGAATTTACATGGTGTAGAAACGATCGAGTTGACGTCGGGTACGGTCGCGGTCACGACGATCCAGACGGCCATTATCGGTCTGGTGGGTACCGCGCCGGATGCCTCAGCTGGTAGTCCGGCAGTGGGTACCGTCGGGACGCCAATACTGGACAACGTTGTGGAGTTTTCCGCGACGCTCGTCGGCAGAGCTGGCAATGTTCTGGTGGTTAACGCAACGGCTGGCGTTCCCGATGCGGAAAATCCCGCAGAGGTGGAGACGGCTGCCGTCTGGGACGCCGCTGCTACAACCCTGAGCATCACGCTGGGCTGTGATGAAAGTGGCAAGCTGAAAGCAACCCCTGCAGACGTAGTTACTGCCATCGATGCAGTAGCGGACACGAAAGTGACGGCATTGGGAACCGGCAGCGGAATTGTCTCTCCGTTTAGCCTGCAGCTGGCCGGCGGCGAAGATGAGCCGTTCCCGCTGAATACGCCAGTTGCGATTGTGGGTACCACGATGCTGTCCCGACTGGGTGACAAGGGCACGCTAAAACAGGCGCTGACCGAAATCAACGACCAGCGAAATGCCCTGACGGTGGTGGTCCGCGTTGCTGAAAACGCTGATGCGCAAAACGCGGAAAAACAACGGGCAGCGGTGCTGGCCGGGATCGGCGCACTGTCGTCTGCCAAATCCGTGACGACGTACCAGCCCCGTATCGTGATTGCGCCGGGATTTAGCGAGGATGATGCCGTGGGCAAGGCGCTGGAGACCGTTGCGGGCAAGCTGCGGGCGGTGGCGTATGTTGACTGCGCTAGGGGTGCCACGCTGCAGGAGGTGGTGCAGCGCCGTCAGTCCTATGGCATGCGCACCGAGTTGCTGCGCCCACGCGTGCAGGTCAGCAACGCCGACGGCCAGCTGGTCTACCGACCGTATTCAGCATTCGCGGCGGGGCTTCGCGCCCGCATCGATTTTGAAAAGGGATGGTGGTGGAGCAAATCCAACCAGGACATTAACAACATCCTCGGAGTGGAGCAGATCGACGAATTTATTCTGGGCGATGAAAACTGCGACGCCAACCTGCTCAACATGCAGAACGTATCCACCATTATCCGCCGGGCGGGGTTTAAACACTGGGGGAACCGCCTGTGCGGTACCGACCCGCAGTGGCGTTTTGAATCAGTTCGTCGCACTGCCGACGTCATCGAGGACAGTATTCAGGAAACGATGCTGGAATACGTTGACCGCCCGCTGGACCGGGAGAACGCCGACGACATCATCGGCACCATCAATGCCTACATGCGCCAGCTGGTCGGGCTCGGGGCCATTTTTGGCGGCCGCGCATGGCTGGATGAAGAGCTTAATACCGCTGAGAGCATGGCGGCGGGCGTGCTCTATATCAACTATGACTTCGGTCCGAAATCGCCGACTGAACTTATCAGCTTGCGTGTCCGGGTAAATAACAACTATGCACTTGAGGAGATGCTGGCAGCATGAGCGAAAAAAACACGTTACGCGTCTGGACCTTCTTCAGGCAGGGGATCCGCATTCAGGGCGCGCATGAATTCACGCCGCCGACGTTGTCCATCGTTAAAACAGACCTGCGAACCGGCGCGCAGGATGCACCTTCTCCCGTGGACGACGGCATGGAGGCCCTGACCTGTCAGCTGAAATTCTACGGTATCGATACGGACATGCTGACTGCATTTGGGTTTGTCAGCGGCAGCCGCCCGCGCTTTACGGCCTATCAGGGTTATCTGGCGAACGGTACCGCTCTGGGCACCATTGAGGAGATCGAAGGCTTTGTGCAGACCGTTACGCCGGATGCGCGGGGTAAGGATAGTCTGTCCGAAAATGCCATCACGGTGGAAATCGCAGTGAGCTATTACCGCCAGACCAAAGATGGCCGAGAGCTGTTTGCCATTGATACCGAGCAATTTGCGCGACGGGTGAATGGCGTAGATGTCCTGTCCGGCCTGGCGGCGAAAGTCCGCCTTTAATAAAAAACAGACAACGGCCTGCGGGCCGTTTTCATGGAGATAAATATGTCTTTTCCTGGTGAAACCCGCGTTATCAAACTTTACTCCCCTGTTTCGTATGAAAGCGGCGGCCTGCTCGAACAGGTGACGCTGCGCGAGCCGCTGGTGCGTGACCGTATCGCCTTTTCCAAAGATCGCGGCAGTGAAGAAGAAAAAGAAGCGCGCATGATTGCCCTGTTGTGCAATCTCAGCGAGCAGGATATCTGGCAACTGACCGCGGCGGATTATGCACAGCTGCTGGACGCGTTTAATGTTTTTATGCTCCCGCCCGCGGAGCGACCGAAAAAAGCCTGATCCGGGCGATCCGCTTTCTCGGGCGGCGCCTGCATTTTCCCATGACGGAATACCTGAATATGCCGTTCAGCGTGTTTTCTGATTTTCTCACTGACGAAGTGGAGGCGGTAAATCGTGGCCGGATTAAGCCAGAACCTTAAGGCCGTAATTACCTTTGGCGGTAATATTGATAGTTCATGGAGCCGTTCAGCTAACGGCCTGCAAAAAAGCCTGAAGGATGTCGGTAAGCAGTCGGAAAAGCTGACGAAAGATCAGGCGAAGCTGGCAGCGGAAATCAAGCGGGCAAAGCTCGCCGGGCAAAGCCTTGGCGATCTTAAGCGGCGTTACAGCGATGTATCCCGTGAGATCCGCAAAACTGAAGCCGATCAGCAGAAACTTAACCAGCAGATGCAGAAGACACAACGGCTGGCTGCGTTCAAGGGGGCCGGTAAAGGTCTCTTTCGCCGTGGGCTCGGTATCGCCGGTCAGTTGGGCGGTATGGTGGCCCCGGGGCTGGCGATCGGCGGGGGCGGGATGGTGGCTTCCGCGCTGGGCACCCTGATTGCCCCGGCGACCACCAACGCGGAGACGGCCCGGCGTGCCGGTGTGGCGAAAAGTTATAGCGTAGACATTCCGACGTTTGATGCCTGGGATACGCTCGCAAAACAATACGACATGAACGGGGAGAACATCGGCGATTTGTTCGAGGAGTATCTACACAAGGCGGGGGAGTATAAGCAGAACGGCAAGCAGGGATCGCTTCAGGACGCGTTTGATACGCTGGGGTTTAAGGCGGGAGACTTAGCCGGGCTCAGCGATATGGCTCAGTTTGAGAAAATCGTTGAGCGTGCGCTCAGCCTGCAGGATGAATCGAAAGCCTCGTTTGCGCTGGATTCACTGTTTGGTGGTGAGGCCAGCAAACTGCTCATGCTGATGAAGCAGTCCGGGAAGAGTTACCGCGATCTGATGGACGAGCAGCGCCGGTATAACCTCGTCACGAAAGAGGGAGCTGAAGGTGCGATGGAAGGCAACCGCGCCATTACCAATTTGAAGACCGTCTTTTCTTCTGCAATGGCGGAAATTTCCGGCCAGTTAGGTAACGAGCTGGCACCGGATGTTCGCCATCTCACTGATGATCTGGCGGAGTGGTTCAAAGGCGGCGGGATCAAACGCATTGTCAGTTTCCTTCGCAATGATCTCTATCCGGGTGTGCTGACGTTTGGGCAGGGAATTGTTTTTGTCGGGAAGGTGGTGTACGCGCTGGCAACAAAATTGTCCTGGATGCTGCCGGATGAGCGAAGCGATCAGCGCGATGTCCTCAAATCGCTGGCCATGACCGGCTCGGTTGATATTGCCCGTATGACTGCGCAGCGAAATGGCCAGGGAGAATGGTTTGAACAGCAACTGAAGGAAAAGCCGGAACTGCCTGACGATGTGAAACAATCTTACCAGGATACGCGGGGCTTTTTCCGTGATGACGAGGAGGCATTCGACACCACCCTCGATAAGTATCTGACCCATGAGAACAGCGGCGGACTTTTCGGGCCGAATGGGTTAATGAAGCCGGCACAGCAGCAGTCTGTCACGCCCGGGACTGGCCCGAAGGCTTGGGATAATTACCCCCAGACCCTGCTGGCGCCATTACCGCCAGAAACATCACCGCAGGTGGTACTGGGTAGAACGGAACCGGACTCACGCCGGCAGACCGGCGTACCGCGTACCGTTCCGCTTTCCGGCAATGCTGACGGCAGCCGGGGGAATGCCGGCACGGATGCGGAAGGTCGCTGGGATATGTTGTTGCAGAAACTGGATACAGCGGATACCGCACCTGTGCCCCGGCAACTGACAGACAACCGCCGGTTCGAATACCGGTTTGAAATTCACGGCGCACCGGGGCAGGACGAGCGGGGGATAGCTGATGAGGTAGAGGCTGTGACGAAAAGCAACACGGCTTTTACGGGTGACAGCAGCATGCTGGATGGAGGACAAATCTGGTGAGTGAAATTATTCCGATCTTCGATGACTTCGGCCAGGCAGGTGCCAGCGCGGCTCGTGGCGCGCAGGCAGCCCGGGTGATGTTGATGCTGGGCGATTTCGCCTTTTCCATCGATACCACGGCGTATAATCAGCTGACCCGTGAAGCCAGCTGGCGATGGAGCGAGCAGGAGCGTATCGGCAAACAGGACCTGTTGCAGTATACCGGCAAGCCAGGGCGAACCGTCCGGCTTGAAGGTGAATCGCATGCTTTCTTCCGTAAGGGGGTGGATGCCGTTAACGATCTCTATGATCTCGCTGACCAGAACAAGCCACAGCAACTGGTCAGCGGTGAAGGGGATGTGCTGGGCTGGTGGGTAGTGATCGACTTCTCCGACACGACAAACCGTTTCCTGCCAGGTGGTGGCCACCGAAATAAAAACTGGACGATGACGCTGAAACATTATGCCGACGACATATCAAACCCGTGACGGTGATGTGCTGGATGCAGTCTGCGCTTTGCATTACGGCATCGAAAATCTTTCTTATTTCGTGACACAGGTTCTTGAAGCGAATCCGGGGCTGGCTGATATCGGCGCGGTTTACCCTTCAGGTCTCTTTATCACGCTGCCGGATCTGGCACCTCCGGTTCAGGACTCGGTCTTCAGCCTATGGGATTAAAATGACTGAACAGATTGTTAAACCGGAATACGCGCCAGCGTTCAGCGTCAGCGCGGAGGGAAAGGATATCACTCGGGCGCTGCAGCAGAGCTTAGCAGAGATGACGCTGACAGATTACGGCGGCGCCACGGCGAAAGCGGATGAGCTGAAGATCACATTACTTTCAGAAACCCTCCACCTACCGACAAAAGGTGCACGGCTACGCGTGGCGCTGGGCTTCAACGACCAACTAGTGGATAAGGGCTGGTTCGTCGTAGCCGGCGTTGGCAGTAGTGGTCCGCCCCGGCGTGTGGAAATTTATGCAACGGCCGCGCCCATGAATGCGCAGAAACAGCCTGGTGATGTGCTTAGTCAGAAAACCCGAAGCTGGGACAATTTGCGC